CGCATTACTTCAAGAGCCACCTAAGTTGCAAGTAGTAAAGCCAAAGGCTTGTGACTCTTAGTAACCTAAACGAGAATCATTCTCATTAAGTACCCAGCCGAAACGCTGGGTATTTTTTTGGAAATCGCCCAGCAAATACAATGTGTTCTTTCATTGGTTGATAATCTTTTGCTCTTGCTTTGGCTCTGCCTTTACTGAGCGACTAGCGAATCATTCTCAGCCCGAGCAAAGCGAGGGCAAAATTTTTAAATGAGAACCATTCTTATTTGTGGTCATTAAAAAAATTGTGCCACTATGCTCCGTTGTCGCTGAGTGGCACATAAAAAAAAGCATACAAGGTTTCGCTCCGCTCAATCCTTGAGTATTGCTACGCAATAAAGAGCAACAACAAAAAGCATCTACAATAAAAAGATAAAGGTGCGAATTTTGAAATATTTATTTTAATTTATTTTTAAAAATAGTTAACATAGTATATATAATAGGTGTATAATTATACTTGTAATACTTTAAAATTTAACGGAGAAAATTTATATGATTATTATTCCACAAAATGAGCAAGAACAAAACGCATTAAAAGGTGTTTTAAATTGGGTTAAAGAATCGGCAGTTTGTTATTGGGATTCAGACTCAGATATTGACTACGATAAAAAAGAATGTCAAATTCTTTTTGATATAAAAGAACATCTGCAAAGGTTCGGAGTTAATCAAGATTTTGACCTTTCAAGTTTTTTAAATAAATTAAACGGAGATAATTGATATGGAACAATTTACAGTACAAAATATGACAAGTTCAAAAGGTAATAAAATCGCTAACCAATTTATAATTAATTTTAAAAATGGTATGGAAGTATTTCAGAGTTATAATTCAACCATCGCAATTAAATATAATATGGGTGGCAATGATATAATACTAGATAAAAATTACTGGGATTATTCAACAACCACAGGAAAATATAGAAATATATTTTTAGATGAAACAAAAAAAGTTACAGAGCGCAAAATAAAAACTGGCGAATATTTGCTCGATGATTTAAATTAGCCTTGACTAATTTAACCAAGCCGTGGTAAAATCGGCACTAAGCAAAAACACATAGCCAAGTAAAAAAAAGACCACTCTTTCGGGAGTGGTTTTTTTATCTGTTTAATAATTCAGATATAGAAATATATTATGAATCCTGCTTATATATATTTTCCTCTCAGAAAATTGCAACACTATGCTCATTCTTCGCTTAGTGTTGCATAAAGCGACAAGGATTCGCTCATCGCTCAGTAAATGTAGAGCAAAGATAAGAGCGGCAATGCTCTTGACAGGCATTGCTCGGTAATTGCTACGCAATTTATCTATTTGTTTTAGAGCAATGTTGCTATATTTGAAATAAACATATTGTACCTTATTGCTGATGCTTTTTCTTTATCTAAGCATTGGCTTCGCCTTTGCTTGGATAAACAATGAGCAGACCCCTCCGGGGGAGGCTCATTGATGCTCCGCATATGTATATATTATACCCAACGCACAAAAAACAGAGTTTGGAGCAATGAGAATATATATTAAATGCGAATCATTCTCAATAAACCTCCCTAAGTGATGAAAAGTGTGGTATAATCGCCCCCTAGATAACTCTACTCTGAGCCTTATGGCAGAATCCAAGAAAAAACGAGGTAATCCTGCTTTTAAAAAGGGCATGAAGCCCTTAAATCCAGCAGGCAGACCTAAAGGTTCTGTCAATAAATACACCGCTCTCGCAAGAGAGTTAATGTCGAGCAAATCTCCAGAGATTGTGGATAAAGTTATATCCAAAGCAATGGAAGGAGATGTGCATTGTTTGAAGATGTGCCTAGATAGGATATTGCCTGTACAAAAGGCTATCGACTCTACACGAACAAAGAGCGATGCACAAGTCATAATAAATGTTTCCTCTCTGGATAGTATCAAATCTCACATTGATGCGATTCCAGAGGGTGAACTTGTTGAACCCATAGAAAAGGATGACGATGAAACCATTGTAAATTTGGTAAATGGCTGAACTTAATATAGATTTACACCCTGCTCAGTTGCAGATATTCAAGTCAGATGCTAGATTTAAAATTGTTGTTGCAGGTAGAAGGTTCGGAAAGTCCTACTTATCTGCTTGGTTGTTATTAATCAATGCCATTCAATCTAAAAGTAAGGATGTGTTCTATATAGCACCTACTTTTCAGCAAGCCAAAGATATTATGTGGGCTATGTTGAAAGATTTGGGTCAAGATTTAATTGTACAAGCCTATGAGAATACGGCTGTCTTGACATTAATAAATGGTCGTAAGATTTACTTAAAGGGTTCTGACAGACCAGAAACGCTGAGAGGCACAGGAATTTCCTATGTCGTGCTCGATGAATACGCTTCGATGAAGCCTGTTGTTTGGGAACAGATAATAAGACCATCGTTGGCAGATGTACAAGGCAGGGCACTCTTTATAGGAACTCCAGCAGGAAAGAATCATTTTTTCGACTTGTATAATGATGCTGAAGAAGATAACGAGTGGGATAGATTTCAATTTCGCTCAATAGATAATCCTTTTTTACCTGCTGCTGAGATACAAGCATCGAAGAAGAATATGTCTACGATGTCGTTTCGACAAGAGTTCGAGGCTTCATTTGAAACATTTACTGGTGGTATCTTCAAGGAAGAATGGTTTAAAGTTGAAGAAGAACCAGAGGAAGGAACATATTGTATTGCGATTGACCCTGCTGGTTATGAAGAATCAGAGAAAGAACGAAATTTAAAACGCTCTAGGCTAGATGAAACAGCCATTGCGATTGTAAAGATAGACAGAGATAAGTGGTGGGTAAAAGATATTCTTCATGGTAGATGGAATATCAAGGAAACTGCTAGACGAATTTTAAAAGCCGCCATAGATGTTGAGGCTAATACCATTGGAATTGAGGTGGGAGCATTAAGAAATGCTATATTACCCTACCTTGAAGATGAAATGAGGACAGAAAATCAATGGCTAAGTATTGCTGAGTTAAGACATGGTGGTAAAAAGAAGAACGACAGGATAACATGGTCATTACAAGGAAGAATGGAACATGGGCAAATAACATTCAATCCAGAAAAGGATTGGAAAGTGTTTATTTCGCAACTACTAGATTTTCCCAATAGGCTGGCACATGATGATTTACTTGATAGTCTTGCCTATATTGACCAAGTATCAGTTGCAGATTTCGCCCACTCAATAGAATTAGAAGAAGAATGGAGTCCTATAGATAATGTTGCTGGGTATTAACGATTTAAGCGAAGAGGAATATGATGAGGTTATTAGGTTCTCACAAAAAACGGAGAATTTAGATAAGAGATATGTTATCGCCTGCTCAATTATTTCAAGTTTAATGGTAGAACAACTACCAGAATTTTTTAATGAAGAAGATTCAGTCGATTTATCTATCTGCAAAATGCTGATGGATGGCGTTGTTGAGATTGAAGAAACTAATAAAAGTATTCACTAATTAATAAAAGTATTCACTAATGCGAATGATTCTCATTTGTAAACAGGAGATTTAACTATCGACAATAAAGAACAACAATACCAAGCCCTTGCTAGTTGGTTAACTTTTAGACTTGAGGGTTGGAGAACCCATAGAGAAATTAACTATACTCCGAAGTGGGATGAATATTATAGGCTATGGCGTGGAATTTGGGATTCATCTGATGTATTAAGAAAGTCAGAACGCTCAAGAATTATTGCCCCAGCCCTACAACAAGCGGTTGAATCAAGTGTTGCAGAACTAGAAGAAGCAACATTTGGGCGAGGAAAATGGTTCGATTTGCAAGATGATATGCTTGACCAAGAGCCACAAGATGCAGAATATGTCCGTAATCTTTTACAAGAAGATTTAGAAAAAACGGGTGTTAAGGATGCGATTGCAGAGGTATTTCTTAACGGAGCAATCTACGGAACGGGTATTGCAAAGGTTTTAGTAGACCAAAATATAGAAAGAGCACCAGTAGAAGAACCTATTGCTGGCTCAATGACAGGAAGTAGGGAAGTTAGAGAATACCCTATTATAGATGTTCGTATAGAACCCATATCCCCGAAAGAATTTCTTATTGACCCCGCTGCAAATTCTATAGATGAGGCGTTAGGTGTTGCCCACGAAGTAATTAAACCCAGATACCATGTAGTTGCTGGTATTCAATCTGGGGCATATAGAGATTGCCCTCTGGATGGGGATTATGATACTGTTAATATGGGCTATGAATACGAAACAAGACAGGCAGATGAGTCTGATTCTGTAAAAATTACTGAATATTGGGGCTTAGTACCTAAAAGATTCCTTAAAAAGAAGGCTGATAAAGATGACTTCGAGTATTCCAAAAAGGATGAATTAGTTGAGGCGGTTGTTACGATATGTAATGACGAATATATCCTTAGAGTAGAGGAAAACGCCTTTATGATGGTTGATAGACCCTTTATTTCCTATCAACATGACATAGTTCCCAACAAATTCTGGGGTAGGGGTGTTTGTGAGAAGGGATATAACCCTCAAAAAGCACTAGATGCTGAAATGAGGGCGAGAATTGACTCTTTGGCGATGACTACTACGCCTATGATGGCGGCAGATGCGACTAGATTACCAAGGGGAACGAAGTTTGAGGTTCGTACAGGTAAGACTGTACTAACAAATGGTTCACCTAGAGAGGCTATTATGCCTTTAGACATGGGAACGACAGACCCATCTACATTTAATCAAGTTGCTAGTCTACAAAACATGATTCAAATGGGAACAGGTAGTGCTGATATGTCTATGCCACAGCAAGAAACAGCATCGGGCATGAGCATGATGCAGTCTGCCTCAATTAAAAGACAGAAACGCACACTAATGAATTTTCAAAACACATTCCTTATCCCAATGATAAATAAGGCTATGTGGAGAAAGATACAGTTTGATGTAGACCGCTATCCTGTTAGTGATTATAAGTTTGTACCTTATTCCACTATGGGAATAATGGCAAAAGAACTAGAAATGCAACAAATGGTATCAATGTTACAGGCTATACCCAAAGATAGCCAAGCATTTAATGTAATTTTACTGGCTATGTTGCAAAATTCCAGTATTCATAATCGTGATGCGATTGTTGCCGCCCTACAAGAAGGACAACAAGGTAATCCACAGTTAGAACAAATGCAACAAGCGGCACTAGAGGTACAAATGCAACAAGCACAGGCAAATGTTCAGAAAACACTAGCAGAGGCAGAAGAAGAAAAAGCCAAGGCTATGAAGTGGGCTTCTGATGCGATGTTGAACCAACCAACCGAGTTTGATGCAGCAGATAGGCAATTAAATATGGCGGAAAGGGCTATTAAATTAGAGAAAACCAAGGCAGATGTGGCAAGACAACACTCTGAAACAGCAAGAAACGCTCCAGAGGTAGAACACTTAAAGTCTGAAACCATATTAAACTTGGCAAAGGCAAAAGCCGCAGGTAGAGAAGTACCAATAAGACAAAGAATACAATAAGTTATGCCAAAAACCGATATAAAGTTCCTAGAGGATAGGCTGTCCATGATGGAAACTGAGGGATGGCATGACTTAATAGAAGATTTTAAGAATTTAGAGAATAGTGCTAGTAATATCGGCACTATGAACTCTGAGCAAGACCTTTGGCACGCCAAGGGTCAGTTGTTGATTATAAATTTAATTCTAAGTTTACAGTCAGCAACAAACCTAGCGTTGGAAGAATCTCAAGACGAGAATCCAACATAATATAACTTCACAACCCCAAGAGGGCGGAGAAAAAAATGAGTATAGTAGTAGAAAAAACACCACAGGTAGATGAACCCATAACAGAAACACAGGAAGTTCAAGAAGAAACAGTACAAGAGGTAGAAACGGAGGCAGTAGGTAATGTTGAAGCCGAACAAACTGAACATGAAATTCCCCAAAAGTATGCGGGCAAATCAATACAAGAGGTTATTGAAATGCATCAGAATGTCGAACAGGCATTTGGTAAACAAGGTGCTGAAGTTGGAGCACAACGGAAGCTAATCCAAAGTTTACTTGAGGCACAAAACAAACAAACTACTATAGAAGAGCCACAGGAAGAAGCAGTTAGTTTTGAAGATGCTTTTTATTCTGACCCTGCAAATGCAGTTAATTCAGCAATAGAAAATCATCCAGATGTACTAAGGGCTAAAGAAGAAAGAGTCTTATCAGCACAAAAACAACAATTAGGTGTGCTTGAGAAGGCTTATCCAGATTGGGAAAAGCGAGTTGCAGACAAGTCGTTTCAAGATTGGGTAGGAAAATCTAAGATAAGAACAGAAATGTTCCGTAAAGCTGATGTTGAATATAATCCAGATTATGCTATTGAACTATTTAATACCTATGACAAAATCAATATGATTGATAAGACAAAGGAAGTTCAAAAGCAAGAGAAGGCTAAAGCAGGAAAGGCATTACGAAAAACCGTTTCAGAAACTCGTTCTACATCTTCTGTAGGTGGCAAGAAAATGTATAGAAGGTCTGATTTAATCAACCTTCAAGTTACAGACCCTAATCGTTATGCTTCGTTGTCTGATGAAATTCATGCAGCGTATGCAGAAGGCAGGGTTAAATAATCATTTTAAAGGAGAAGTAACATGGCTTTAGGAACAAACCAAGTAACGACTA